GAGCACGCATGCTACAACCTCCAATGAGATACCGCACAACAGAGAGTGGATCGAAAGGAAAAAGAAAAGTTTTAAAAGTTACGGACTTGTCTAGTCTTAAGTCCAGGTTTTCTAGTACCAGGTAAAGAATTACGAGGTAAAGTACGTGTTTTATTTCTATTCTTACGTTTTCGTTTTAAACGATTGTTTCTTGCTTGTCTTTTGACGCGCCGTGGAAATCTACGGATTTGTCTGTAGAGATTAAGACCACTTGCAGCAATACGTGAAGAACTCCTTATCCCATTAGCAACAGTGTTGATAAAAGCAGGTGCATTGGCCATAAACATAGGAAAAGAATGGCCAGAAGTCACTAATGGATGAATGTCACAAGGTAAGGAGAACATAGGTTTAATTGTTGACCAGGCAGGATCCACAGGAGAAGATGTGGAAAATATAGGTGTAGGTTGACGAAGTGAACCTTCTAGCCAAAGTTGGGATGAGAAAATAATAGGTAAAGTATCAAGTGCAATTATAGGTGCACTAAAATTAACTAAAATCGATGGTAAACGAATAGAATCCCAACGGATCGTATTGCTGTAAAATTGGGAGAGATCACGCATTTCAGTGACAAAGTCAGCCTGAAATGGATCAAACCGTGAACAACAACCTTCATTATTGGCATAAACTTTGGCACTAGGTGCATTCTTTGCTAAAGTAAAGAAATTTTGAGTGTTTGCAATTCCAGAAGCAATATCGCTAGGTGTGAGCTGTGTGCCAATAATGTAACGACAGTAAACTTGTGAAGGATCAGTTACCATTTCAATGGTAGGTAAAATACGTAATCCACATGCAATCACACGAAGTGACTGCATAAGTGCTGATTTAGCTAAAACTGTCGTGGTACTACCAGTTATTGTTGCGTAGTTTTGAAAACTACCCATAAAATACTCACCTGATGCATCGAGAACGGGTAAACCATTACTGTCAAGCGCTAACCAATTGAAGGCATAAATAAGGGCAGAAGATTGACCATAGGTCGCTTGGTTATAACTATAGCCAAAAGATATCCAAAACAAAGCACCGGAAATTGAATCCGCGGTTTCATTTGTTGGGGTACTACCTTCAATTGCGTCTCGAATAGATAATGTATTGTCAGAATTAAGATCAGGGATTTGGGCAGGTTGTGTAGCGTCAAAAGGACTTACGACTGCACTAATATAATTTCGGATGGATGGAGAGAGGTGTAATTCAGGATGTATTTGTTTCATGATTAGGATGTTATAACACCCACAGGCACAAAACGTTAGAGGGAATTGCCTGTGAAATCGTTGATATTCTCTCGATCTTCTAAAATTTCTAAATCGACTTTCATTAAACGATCGGTAAAAGCATTAGACACAGAACGCGGTTCGTGTGTAGAAAACAAATCGGCGATATGTTGCCAAGCGGATGAGTCAACACCGTAATGTAGACTGATATCCTCAGGGATAGTCATAAAAGCCATGCTTGGATCCCAATTTGTCTGCCACTTTGTGTACTTGCCTTTATACGGGATATGCAACTTAATTCGATTAAGAGGCGAATCTAAGTGCTTCTTTTTCTGTTCTAAGAGATTAGTAAAGGCTTGTGCAAGTGGCGCAATATACCGAAGTTCATTACGTGCAGACTGTAATTTCTCAATAGATAACTTCACTATTTGGTCTTTGGTATATTTTTGCCGGATAATATAACTCAAAGGTGTTTTTGCTAAAAGACGCGGAACAGAGCAATGGAGAGCAAAACAACGCGTGCTCTCATATTTATTCAAATCAATGAAGAAACCACTACAATAAGGTAATTGCCAATATTTCTTGCTCTGCTCAAGTGTACATCTGATACCAATACCATTTAATAAACGATTAACACATTCAGGATTAAGTGTGTATTTTGAAGGATACATTCCAAAAGAGTCATCACCATTACATAAAATCTTGTAATCGGTAATCGGCTGAGGCTTTCCATTGAATGTGTTACGAGCTAAACAAAACTCATTAAACGCTAAATTTAATAAAGTATTTCCAAGTGAAGTATTGGCATCCCCTGAACGACGGGTGCCACGTAATTTAACTACAATTTCATTCTCAGTCTTTTTCTGTTGTTTAATTGAATATTTCCATTCATTAATATTAGAGTCCATATGTTTAATAATTATTTCTCTCGAATGGTCGAAACTACCCTCAGGGACCATATGCAAGTAAAACGACTTTTCAATCTCCAATAGCTCAGGACTAATTGATGAATCAAATTTTGAATAATCGTTACTAAAGAAATTAGTCTCACTCAATTCATGAGTCTTGAAATAATCGTTTAAAGGACTCCCAATTCCTTCTTTAGTGTAACCACTCGTCATTACTAATGAATTCTCAGGATTAAAGACACGTTTGCAACATTGCGTCAATGATTTAAACGTAGGTCCGGTGGCTACAGTAACTTTTTCGCTAGGATTAGTAATTATTCTAGGAGGCGAAGAAGGATCAACTTTATTAATTAACTCTTTCTTAACAAACGCAGATCTGTGGCGCATCTCGTCATACAATTGCATGTACTTTTCGCGAACCATTGTTTTATTTAATTCCACAAATCTCTTGCGTTTGCTCCCAGGCCAGTTATCGTGTGCGTGCGCCCAAGCTTCAACAGACATAACTTCCTCTAAGTAAGGAAGCTTGGGTGTGAAAACTTTTTCGCAAAAATTCTTAAAATCAGACATGATTTCCGGGTCAACTTTAGGGGCAGCACGCCCTTGTCTCGCAGTTAGAGCATAGAGGATATTTTGACCACTGGATTCATGTAACAGCCAATTAGAGGATAAATATGGATACAATGCATAAATTTGCCTAGGCTGTGGCACATTAACGATAACTTTCTTAACGACTTTAAAGGATTCCTTGACAGGGATATTTTGTTGTTTGTCAATTGGTACTTCAGCAATTGATTCACCGACAGATAACATATATGATTTCTTATTTTTCTTAAACTTCTGCAAGGAAGTCGGGCGTGTACAAAACGTACGAAGCGAATCGAACCAAGATCTCTTACGGTTTAATAACTTACCAATTTTGGACATTGAACTATTAGTAGGTAATTTCTTTGCATTTGAACAACACACATCACGCAAGTTGTGACCTTCAGTGCGTAAGTAGTGTGCAGCCCAAGATGAACTCTCGTGGTACTGTGAGGTACTCTGAGTGATGATTCGATTTAATAATTCAGCACCTTTTGTCAAAACAGTATCGTTACCAATGATACGCAGAACAATTTTATCATAGATTACCAAAGGCATACCATTAGTCGTAAACTTAGTTTTAAAAGGTGAAGTATTCACGTATACACAATAACCATTAAATTCTGTATGAGGTTTCCACACGGCCATTCCATAGAAATCTTTAAAAAGATAAGATGTGGTACCATACCAAAACTTC